CTATGTTAGCGCGGTCTCGGCGGCGCGGATGCGCGCGGCGGCGAGGGTCGCGTAGTCGGGCGACAGTTCGACGCCGATGAAGCGGCGGCCCGTCTCCAGGCAGGCTATGGCCGTGGTGCCGCCGCCGAGGAACGGGTCGAGCACCGTAGCCCCTTGGGCGCTTACGGCGAGCAGATCCTTGACCAGCTCCACCGGCTTGCTCGTCAGGTGGACTTTCTTCCTCGGGTCCACGGCATAGTGAAACACCCCCGGGAAGCACCGGCGCGAGTGCGTTTGCATCTTGTCCTTGACGGCATGGACCACGAACTCCGCGTCGTGCCGGAAGGAGCCCCGCGTCGGCCGGGCGCTCGGTTTGTGCCAGACGAGAATCCCTTTCCATACCCAGCCGGCGGCTTGAATTGCATCGGTCATGACCGGCAATTGCCGCCAGTCGCTAAAGACTAGGCAGGAAGCGCCTGGCCTGGCCAGTCGCCAGCACTCCCCGAGCCACAACGCCGCCCACATGACAAAGGCGCGTTGGTCTTTCAGATCGCCGAGCATGGGCGGGTAACGCTTTTGAGCGCCGGCGAGCTGATACTTCAAGGATGGGGCAGTCTGGCGCGCGGCCAGGTGCAGGCCGCCGCTCGAATACGGCGGATCGGTGAGCACCATGTCCACCGATTCGGCCGGAAGTTCCGCGAGAATCGCCAGGGCGTCCCCTGTGTGGAGCACGCCGTTGTCAAAGACCTGTGGAGACACGCGAGCAATCCTTCTTTTCCCCTGGTTGGGGCGTTTCGGGGCTCGCGGCCCTCACGTGATTTATGGTGCGGCACCGGGGACATTTGATTTCGATGGTCCCGGTGCCCTTGGCCAGTAGACGTCCGCAGCTTCCGCAACGTATCTCCATGATTGCCTTTACAAGGTTGGGCCGGAAGCGTTAGCCCTCTCATGCTCGTGCACGAGCTGGGAGCGCGGCTTCGGCCGTGGCGCGATGTTCGCGCATCGCGTCGGTGGGGCGGTGCCCGCCGCCCTGCCGCTCCTCTTCTTAATATCTCGCTATCCGTTCTCCCCCTTCGTCCGCCTCGATGGACGCCCGGCAATGGCCGGGGCCGAAGACGGCGTCCAGGCAGCGCTCCAGGGCGCGGCCTGCGCGGCTGCCGGCGGCGGACGCCTTGCCTACGCGACTGGAGACGGTTTCATCGGGATCGCCGCCGGTCAGGACGGAAAGGAACTGGTCCAGCCCCAGAAGGACATTCCAGAAATAGCGCGTGGCCTTGCTCATAACTGGAAAACTCCGGCCTTTATTTGCTGCAAGCGCTCGTCGCTTACGATGTAGGCCTTTTCCCGGAGCATCCGCAGGGAGTTTTCCGTAAGCTGGTCGGCCATGTTCACGTAGCCGACGGCCCGGATGAAGGCCCACATGCGGCGCACGTCGGCGTCCGTGGCCTCGGCGGCCAGGACGGCGTCCAGTTCGTCCTGGGTGAACAGGCGCATGAACTCGGCCGGGGTGAAGGTGCCCGGTGTGGCCTGTGCCGGGGTCGGCGGGTTGGCCGCCCACTCCAGAACCGCCGCCCAGGAATCCGGGAACGGCAACATGCGTTGCGTCTCCCCCTCTTCGAGCACTGCCGCCGGATAGCCCGGGAATGCCGGGCAAACGCCGACAGCCAAGGCATGCTTGCTGATGATACGCGCTGTGTCGGCCCCTACTGTCACGGTCACGTCGTCGCCTTCGGGGATGGCGACGCCGAGGGATGCCAGGAGATTTCGCGATGCTGCGGCCATTTCGCTATGCAAAAGGATGATGTCCATTAGGTCCATCCCATTTGGGCAAAGGTTTTGGTCACAACGGAGCCGGCCCCACCAGCATAGGCACCGCTGCCGGCGGATGCGCCGCCATTCGCCGTCGTGTTTCCGGCACCGGCCGTGCTGCCCCCGCAAATTTGAGACACATGCCCCCCGCCGGATGCACCGCCGTTGGCTTTGTAACTGCCAACGGTGCACGCAACGCCTGCGACGCCATTGGCCTCTATGGAATCGGTACTGTTTCTGGTTATGTTGCCGCGGCAGATAATAAAGAGGTCGCCACCTGTTCCGTCGTTGCCCGCAGGGCCGCCGGACGTGGAGCCTTTTCCGCCAGGATTGCCTGTTCCGCCGGCGGCGGCGCAGCCGCTGTTGTAGTAAAAGCCATCGCCGCCTGGCCCTCCGTAGTTGTCGGCCTGCGGACCACCAACCGGGGTGCCGCCGCGGCTGGCGCAAGCGCCTCCTCCACCCGACCCGCCGCCCCATGGCGTGCCATTGCCAGGCCATCCGCACCCCATATTGTAGGGTGCACCGGCACCACCGGAACCCGTTCCGCCATTTGCGCCGGCGATGCCCCCATATATCCCCGTGCCGACGTTCCCGCAGCCCAATGCAGAGAGAAGAGCGACACTTCCGGCTGTTATGCTTGCACGGCAGTCCCCTATTTCTGGATCAGGGAACGCCCAAAAAACAGGATCGCCGATCCAGATGCCGTTTTGCTTGATGTAGTCGATAACGGCGCGCTGGGAGCTATGCTTCGCGGAAAGACGTACCGATTGCGGAATAGTGATGTCGTAACGCGGCCATTTTGCCGAGCCGGCGGCCCCTCTCGCGGTCATGGAAATTTTACCAGATGCCCCCATCACCAGCGAGTCGCACAGAATCATCAGGCCACGGCACCGCTGGGTCGTGGTCAGCAGGGCGTTGACTGTCAGCGCGCCATACCGAACAACTTTCATCGGCCCGTCTTGCACGGTGTCAATGTTGGTCGCCGTGGCAATGGTCACGTCTCCTAGGCTGGGATAGAAATCGAACAGCGGAGCCGCGAGAGAGCCAGGGGGCGCGATGGAAATGTCTTGCGTCCATGTGGCCTGGTTTCCGGGATAACGCGAAATGGCCATAGGCTACCCCTCGTCTCCCGAAGCCAGGAAGGACACGGCCGCCGCGCTGGACAGCGCCCGCAGTTTGTCCGGCGTGGGGCTGGCGGCGAGGCACACCTTGGTGTCGATGTGCACGGATTCGCCGGGGTCCAAAGTCCCTATGAACACCGTGCTTTTGATTGCGCCGGTGCTGTCGGTGAGCGTCACCGCGACGTCGGCGGCGTCCGGCGCGCCGTGGTTGCAGACGATCAGGCCGATGACGGCCACTTCGAGGGTGGGCGTCGGCACGACGAAATCCGTGACGACGCCGGCCGCCACTTGCGGCAGGGTCCAGGGTCTTAGCGCCATGGGTGGGCCTCCTATCCGAATATGATGGCCAGCCGTCTGGCCATGGACACGTCGCCGGGCGGGCCGGTTTCGCCCCGGTCGCCCTTGTCTCCCTTCTCGCCCGTATCGCCTTTTGCGCCTTGCTCGCCTTGGAGCCCTTGGGGGCCTTGCTCGCCGGTGTCGCCTTTCTCCCCTCTCTCGCCAGTGTCCCCCTTGTCGCCCTTCGGGCCGGGCAGGCCCTGGGGGCCGGTGATGGCCGTCTGGGCGCGGGGACCGATACACACGTCGCAATCCGCATTGGGGATGGCCAGAAAGCGGATGATGCTGCCGCCCAGGGGATCGGTGACGGTGAAGGCGTAGGCGCTGCCTTCGGTGCCAAGCTCGTTGGGAAACATGCGCAGCACGACCCGGCCGTTGGCGTCGGTCACGCCCTGCACCAGGCCCGGGACTTCCAGTCCCTGGTAGCGCTCGGTCGTGGTCAGGACGGCCTTGACCGTGGCGTTCGCCACGGGCTGGCCCTGGCCGTCCAGATAGCGGACCGTTGCCGCGATGGTGGGGATGGCGCTCACGGCCTACTCCAGGACGGGCCAGGCCAGGGCGTCGCACACGGCCTGGACGGCCTCGGGGGTTTGGGCTTCGCGCACGCGCTTCTTGGCGGCCAGGCGCACGGCCTCGATGGCCGCGCCCATGGCGTGCCAGGAGCGGGACATGGCCAGGATGGCCTCGGCCACGGCCCGGGGCGTGGCGGCGGTGATGCCGACCTCGCCGGCAATGAGCGGATAGGCGGCCGGATCGGGGTCCGTGGCCGCCAGATACGCCGTCGCCTGGGCTTCCTTGGCCTGGTAGGTCATGGCCCGGCCGGGGGTGAGGCTGATGTAGGGGGCGAGCTGGGCGTCGGCCTGGGCATCGATGACCGCCTCGCCGTCGGCGCGGATCGCGGCCATGTCCGGCTGCCAGGACGCGCCGTCCCAGGTGTGGCGGGCGCTCGGCGGCGGGGTCGCGGTGTAGCCCTCGGGAAGCGGGCCGAGGCTTTGCACGGTCGCGGCCTGCCGGGTGGCGGTGTCGTAGACCACCGCGCCCCGGTGGTCCTCCACCACGCGCCAGGTCTGGCCGTCGAACACGGCGGCCTGGCTCGCGGCCAGCGTGGGCGGGACCACGTCGGTGGCGTTGGCCGGGCGCAGGTAGTTGGGCTGGCCGTCGATCAGGGGCCGGGCCGGGGACAGGCGCGGCGAAATAGGCCCGGTGTACACGCCGGATGCGTCGTAACAGTACAGGATCATGGGCTACCTCCAGCGGATGAGGAACATGAGGGCGAGGTTTTTCATGCGGGTTTCCAGGCCCTGGGGCACGGTGTCGAACTTGGCGGGCTGGATGGCGTCGGAAGTCACGGCGAAGTCGCAGGAATAGACGTTGTAGGCCGTTCCCGACTTGTTCCAGGCCTGATAGTCCAGGAGCGCCGAAGAGCCTTGCGCGCCGCCGCCGTTGCCCAGGGGGTGGTTGTGCTTTTTCACGGCGTCTTCCTGGGTGGAGCCCACGTGGTCGCCGCCGACGCGCAGGGCGGCGTCCGGGTCCACGCCGGCTCCGTGGTCCCAGCCGCGCGGCACGCGGCCGCGCAGGTTCGGCAGCTTGAAATAGCCCGTGGTGGCCGGGCCGAAGAGATCGCCGATTACGTCGTAAAGCGGCTGGTAATCCACCCGGAGCAGCGACGCGCCGTCGCATTCCATCCAATCGCCGTTGGCGGGCAGGGTCTCGCTCGGCCAGAGCTTGATTTCCCCGATCTCGCCGGAGCCGGACAGCTGGTTGATGGCCTGGCGCAACTGGTCGAAATTTCCTTTTTGAAGCGTGATGCCCGCCGCTTCGATGACCTTGGCCAGGTTTTCCTGGACGTCGTTGAGCCAGGCGGCCGTGACCACCGTGGCCATCTGCGGCACCGAGGGATCGCCCTCGGTGAAAAGGCTGTTCACGGCTCCGGGGCCGTCGATTCTGTGCATGGCGGTTATCCTCCGTAGGCAAAGTGGACCATGGTGTGGGCCGGGGCGGCGTTGCGGATGGCGCATTCCAGAAGCTGGTTGCTCCAGCTGACCAGCGGCTCGCCCGCGCCGCTGACGCCGGCGCGAAAGACCGTTGTGGGCTCACCCGAGGCGTGGACCATCCAGACGTATTGCCAGAGCGCGCCCTGGCGCAGGGAGCGCCCGGCGCGCCAGCCGGCGGAAAAAAGCGTTTCGTAGTTGCTGATGCGCTCGCCGGCGCGGGAGTGGCCGGCCTTGAACTGGCCGAACTCTTCGATGCTGACGGCATAGCCCAGCTGGGCGGCCAGCCAAATAAAATAGGCCCGGTTGATGGCCGCGCGCTCGGCCAGGGCGATGGCCAAAAGCGCCAGGCGCTCCTGGAGCAAAAGCCCCTGCTGACGGCAGTCGCCGGGCAGGCCGTAGACGCGTTCGTAGTCCTCCAGCCACTCCAGGGCGGCCAGGGGCGTCAGGCCACGCAAGGGATCGAGGCCGACGGCCAGCGCCCTGTCGAGGGCCGCGCCGTCGGCGGCCAGCTCGTCCACGACCTGGCCGGCGGGTGCGTAGCTCGAAGGCAACAGCGCCGGGAGCAAGGCGGCATGGCCGGCCATCACAGCGCCTCCGCTTCGACCAGGCCCAGGCGGGGCCATTCCAGGCGCTGGGCGTCCACCACGGCCACGAAGTTGGCTTGGGGCACCCGCACCTGGCGGTCGATGACGCCGGGCAGGCTGGACGACACGGCTTCGATCTTCGAGCGGTAGACCACGCCGCCGGGCGGCACGTCGGCCAGGACGTCGGCGAGGGCGTCCTGGAGCTGCGCGGTGTAGAGGGCCAGGGTCGTGACGGCCGGGTCCAGGCGCACGGCCACCTTGACCAGGACGTTGACGGGTGTGGGCGACAGTACCCAGGTATCCTTGCAGGCGGCCGGGCGGTTTTCGTCCACCACGGCCTGGGCGGCGGCGATGGCCGACGGCGCGGCCGGTCCGTCCGGACCGAGCACGGCCACGTCCACGGTGCCCAGGCCCCGGCGGTTGGGAAAGGTCCAGGCGCGCGAGATGCCGGCCACGGTCAGCGCCCAGCGCCGGTAATCGTAGACATTGCCGCCGCCGGGCGGGTGCTGCATGTAGTCCAGCAACCGGGCCAGGAGCGCGGCGTCTGTCTCGGCGGCCACGCCGCCGGAAAGGGTCAGCCCGGCCTGGGATAGTATGCCTTCCGGGGCCTGGACGAAGAGCACCGGCTCGCCGGTGAAGACGGGCGTCACGCCGGCTTTTGCGGCGGCCACGGACGCGACGGCCCGGCCGTCCGCGCCGAGGATGGCCTGGGCGGTGGTTAAAAAGGTCAGGCCCGTGGCCACGTGACGCACGGTCTCGCCAGCGGGCAGGACCGCGCCGGGCGTGCCCTGGACGACCAGCTCGCCGCTGGCCGCGATGGCGGGTTTGCGGGTGATGCCGCGCAAGGCGGCGTGGCGCTCCAGGTATTCCGGGTCGGCGGTATCGGGCAGCACCTGCCGGGCGATCCACAACTGGTGCTGATACAGCCCGTCCACGGCGGCGGCCACGGCCGTTGCGCGGATGTAAAAGTCGCTGTCCGCGTCCACGGCCGCATCCGGCAGCTGGTTGCGGATGTCGCGCAGGTATGCGGCGCGGATGTCCTCGAAGCCGGGGATGGAATACATGGTCAGGCCACCCGCACCGGATGCTGGAAGGTGGCTTGGCGGCCCAGTGCGTCCACGACGGTGATGCAGAGCAGGCACCGGCCGTCGTGGGGCTGTTCGGAAGTCACGTCTATGGAGCGCGCCCGGCCGTCATCCAGGAGGGGTTGCAGGGCGGCGGCGGCGTATTGCCGCGCCAGCTTGCCGATGCGCGGCAAGTCCTTGGAGCGCGCCAGCTCATGCAGCCGCGACCCGATGGACGGGTCCGCCCACCAGGAACCGAGCGGCGTGGCGAGGCGAATATAGACGGCGTTTCCCAGGTGGTTTATCCTGGTTTGCAAATATTCGCCGCTGTATGGATCAATGCCTTGGTCGATGCCCATGGCCGCCACCTTAGTGGCGGTGCGGGGTGGTGGGATAGGTGAAGGGGTTCAGTTACGACTATAGATATGTGGGAGAATATGCTATGTCTGTTGAATTGAGAGTGTTTGGAGATTTTCCACTTCAGACGACAATAGATGAGAGAGTGAGGACGATAGAAAGTATTGATGTAAGGGCTTTTACTTGTTCATCTTCAATAAAAGACATAATCAATTCGTGTGGTTGTTACGTATTTTGTATGCGACATGGAGAAAATGTTAAGCCATGGTATGTCGGGAAGGCGACAGTTTCGTTTCGGCAAGAATGTTTTACTCCTCATAAAATAGCAAAATACAACAAAGCATTGGCTCTTAAGCCAAGGGCGTTGCCATGCATGTTCTTTGTTGCAAGATCCAACGGCGATGCCCTTTCGGAGAGAATAATTGGTGAGATAGAAAAATTTTTAATTGCAAAAGCACTTGTTCAAAACAAAAAGATTCTTAATAGGCATCATACAGGCGAGCCTGAGTGGAGAATCTCAGGCGCAGTTAGAGCTAGGCCTGGTGAGTCTAGCCGGGCAAGCTCATTATTTAGCACAGCTCTGGGATTAACTGGCAGGTAGTTTGAGCAGCTAGTTCCAGGGAGGGAGTATGGACTATTTTTTATTCTCACGTGTGAATAGCTCTGCAAGTGAAGATGCAAGTGAAATTATACGAAGAAAAGAACTGGAACGGATTTCAGAAAACGGGAAGGAGAAGGGTTGCTTTTATTGGGGGGCGTCACAAGGGGTCAATGACAACTATTTAAAACTGTTGGTCGAAAAAGCAAACACAAGGAGTCCTGTTGTGCATTTTTGCATGACAGACAACAAGACAAAGAAAACTTTGCCGCGTCCAAAAAAAGTTCGTTGGACGGCATATGCTGCAGAAAAAGAACTTGTCCGGCTCCCCGAGGGCGTAACTATTTACAGCTATAAGTATACTGACAAATCTGTTGAAATTAATAAATATTATGCCCTTGTCTGCCGATCTAAATCTGCATTAACAAACCAGGCATTGAGCAAGAAGACACTCTACCTAGACGCCATGAGGCATATAGGTACTGGCAATAAGTTGGGCCAGTCTGTGAACAGTCCAATTAGATACGATACAAACATTCATACTGGAAAATGCTATAAGACAATATTTTCTGCAGAGTTAATTTACCCTTATTTTGTACGCTTGACATGCCCGGAAGATGTCTAATTACTGTATCATTCTGTCAACGCTTCGACACAACTGTAACTATTACGAGTCAGTGTTAGATATTTCCTATTCACCATCGTTAACAATTGGTTCGCCTGTGCTGCCACCTTGACACCCAACATGATGATGCTTTCTCAATTTAACTTCTCCGCTAACATGATCCACGTCCGCCCTTGACGTCCCGGTGATGTGCAGGTTTCCGCGCCAGACGCCTTCGCAGTCCGCGCCATCCTCGTCGCCGCCTAAATCCCAAACGGGCGCATAGAGCCCCATGCGCTGGCTGGCGCGCAGGCGGATGCGCGCGGCCGTCATGTCGATGTCGTCCTTGATGACGGCCTTGAGCTTGTCGGCCTCGATCTCGACAACCCGTTGCTCTTTCAGCGTAATCCTGGCCCCGGACTGGTTGTAGACGCAGACTTCGCCGCTTTTCAGCGCCTGCACGCGGTAGCTGCCGTGCTCGGTGGCCACAATGACGCTGTGCGCGCTCTTGCCGCCAAGCGGCAGCACAATGCACTGGCTGCCCGCCGGCGGCGCGCTGGTGAAGCCGAAATGCTGGAAGACTTCGCTGGCCTGCAACTGCTCGCCAGCCAGGCCATCGGCCTGCACAAGCTGCACGCCGGGCGCAGTGTCCAGCGCCGTCAGCACCGCGCGAAAGCCCAGGCGCACCCGGGACAGGGCGCGCGCGATCTTGGCGTCCACGCGCCGCAAAAAATCATTGCTCATAACAAGTCCACCACCTTCCCGGCGCTTGCCGCCTTGCCTTTGCTTTTGCCGCCGGTCTTGGCCAGCTCGGGCAGCCAGACGCCGTCCTCTTTGAGTACCAGCTCGGTCACGCTCCCCTTGTCGCGGCCGCCCAGGAACGTGCGGCCCATGAGGAAATACACCGCGTCCAGGCCGTGGGGTTCGCTGACCAGCCGCACGCGCTGGCCGGGCGTCCAGGGTTGGCCGGCTTCCTGGCCCTCCTGGCCCATCCGGTGGCCGCGCACCAGGGCGGTGAGGGTCAGGCCCTCCAGGCGGGAATCCATCAAGGCCTTTTGCGCCCGGCGCTTGGCTTCGGTCGCGCCGTCGCAGTCGCCGGCAACGAGAATAAGCGGCCGGTAGCCCGGCACGTCCGGGTCCGTCTCGCGGTGCTGGATGTCATGCTGGCCGTCCGCCGTCTCGGTGCCGTGGGACTGGCCCAGCACCGTGACCTCGCTGTAGCGGCCGGACACGTCCTCGGTGACGGAAAGGGAAAGGACGTTGTTGCCTTTGCCGTCGAAGCGCAAAACCAGCGTGGCCACGGGCGCGGCCACGTAATCCGGGCCGCCGACCACCAGCGTGCCGTCCGGCCCGAACCAGGCCCAGCAGCCGTTGGCCTCGCAGGCCTGCCCCAGCGCGTCCCAGGCCGTCATGCCCGGCTCGATCTCCACCTTCTCCCGCGCGTTCGTGACGTCCACCCGGACCTTGGCGATGCCGAGCGGCCGCACGGCCAGGTCCACCACTTCGGTCAGCGTCACCTTGCGCCGCGTGAAGATCGGGGCGCTGCAATCGACCAGCACGGCGGCCCCGTCGCGGCCGGAAAGCGTCAGGGACTGCGCCCCCTTGGCCACCTCGCGTTCGATGCGGTCGATGCGGCCGGTCAGCACCACGTCCTGGCCCAGGCAGGCTTCCATTTCCGCCCAGGGCCGCACCGTGGCCGGAATCCTGTCCGCAGGGATGCCGAGCGTCACGCGCCAGGCGTCGGCCGGGGTGATCAGGTGCGACTCGATGCGGTAGGTGGTCCAGTCCCGATGCTCGCGGCCGGCCACGCGGATGGTGACGCGGTCTTCAGCGGGCGAAGCCATGGAGCGCCTGTCCTTGGGCGATGAAGTTGGGATTGCGCAGGCCCGGGTTCAGCCGCATCAATTCGGCCGCCCGGGTGTGGTCGCCGTAGAGCCAATGCGCGAAAAGCCGCAGGTTGCACAGGCTCGGCGCGGTGTGCGTCACCAGCGGCGGGTGCAGGTGAATGACCGTGGCCCCCAGCTCCTGGATGGCCAGCGCCGCCGCGCGCAGACGCTCCACGACCGGGTAGGCCAGGTGCGTGGGCAGCACGAGCCGGTGCTCGTCCATGCAGTCCTGGTAACGCTGGCGCGTCGCGCCGACGATGGTTTCGACCTCGGCCGGGGTAAGCGACGGCGCGGCCGCCTCGGCGGAAAGCGCCGCGCCGGCGGCGTTGCCCATGGCCACGGCCCGCTCCAGGTTGCACACGGCCGCCGCCATGGCCAGGGCCTGGCCCTGGGGCGTGCCCAGGTCCGCAACGGGCGCGGGGCCGGCCGTTCCCGTCGCCGGCACGGTCACGCTGGGCCGGGGCGCGGCCGCCACGGACAGGGGGCCGGAAACCACGCCGCCGGCGTAGAGCGCCGGGTCCAAATGGTAGGCCGTGGCGGTGCCGGCGGCCGTCAGGGGCAGGCGCGGCAGCCGGTCCGACATGGCGGCCAGACTGGCGAAGCGGCCGAAGGTTTCCGCCGGCAGGCCGGCCAAGTCGGTCACGGCCGTGGCCACGGCCCGGGCCTCGGAAGCCAGCGCCTGGGGGATGGCCAGGAAGTCGGCGGCCACCACCCGGGGCAGGCTGGCCAGGTCCCTGGCCAGGACGGTGACGGACCGGATCGCGCCCACGACCTGGCCCCGGACGTAGGCCGAGAGCCTAGCCGGAAGCGTCGCGGCCCAGGCGGCATAGCCGGCCCAGGACGCCAGCGTGGCCAGGGACAAGGCGCTTTGCTGGTCGCCGGCCAGCCCCAGGGCTTGGGCCGTGGGCGTGGCCGGCTTGTCGAAAAAGGGAATGTCCGGGCTGGCCTCGGTAAAGACCAGCTCCATCTCGGCATAGTCCGGGTGGTCCTCGTGGTGGTCCACGCGGTAGCTGGGGCAAGCCACGGTCAGGGAGCCGAACACCGGGTGGATCAGCTCGCCCTTGCCGGGCGTGTCCAGGGCCTTGATAAGGTCGGTCACGGCGTCTTCGTAGTCCTCGCCCCAAAAGACGGCCCGGACCGTGACCTTGCGCGGCCGCCGGCCCATGTCCTCGATCTCCGCGCCGTCGCGGTAAGGGTATTCGTGCTGGACGATGGCCCGCTCCACGTCGTCGCGGGCGGCGACGACATCAAAGGGCACGCCGCGAAAGGAAGCCGGCAAAAGGGAATCGCGCCAGGCCATGGCTACTCCCGCTTGGCGTCGGCCGTGTTGTAGCTGTTCACGACCCGCGCCATTTCGTGGCCGTCAACATGGAGCACGGATTCCACGTGCAAGGTGCTCTTGTCCTCGACCACGACCTTTTGCGCGTCGGCCCTGGCCTGCCCCGACGGTCCCCACAGCTTTTCCCCGGCAAAGCGCCCGAGGTCGCTGCCGGCCCACCAGCCGGCGGCCCCGCCGGCCAGCCCGCCGAGCACGCCACCAACGGCCGTGCCGAGCCCGGGCACCACGGAACCCAGGGCCGCGCCGCCCATGGCCCCGAGCTTCATGCCGGCGATGGCCCCGGCCAGGCCGCCGGCGTTTTCGGTGTGGCGGGCGTTTTTCTGCGCCCGGGTCAGGGCGCTGTCGGTTTCGGTGGAATAGATGTCCCAGGCGGCCAGCCCGGCCGTGGCCAGCACGCCGCCCTTGCCGCCGAACAGGCCGAGCAGTCCGCCCCGGCCGGTGGCTCCAGCAGCAGCGGCCGCGCCGCCGGCCCCGCCGGTGAAAAGCCGCATGGCTCCGAAGGCGGCGGCCGCCGCGCTCATGACGCCGATGGCCGTGGCCGCCTCGGTGGCCGCCGTGGCCAGGACCGGAAACCGCCGGGCCAGGTCGGCGGCCGTGTCCGCCGTCGCCTTGAGCGGGCCGGACACGTCGCCGAGCATGCGCGAACGCGCGATCTCGGCCTCGTTGCCGGCGCGCTCCATGGAGGCGGCCGTGGTGGACTGGTAGACCTGATAGGCCGTTTCGCCCGTGCCCTTGGCGTTTCGTATCTGGCCCGCCACGTCGGCGATGTAGTCCTTCTGGTTGGTGGCGGCGATGAGCGCCAGGAGCGCCTGCCGGTCCTGGACCACCTTGCCCACGGCCGAGGCCTCGGCCAGGTCGGTCAT